CCACCTTTTCCAATAACAGCAGCAATGTCTTTCTTATCGACATTAATTTTTTCGTACACCACATTAAATCCTGCCAACATTCTAGTAAAATTTTCAATCTCATTTTTTCCTGCTCCTCCGGGATCCTGGAACCCTTTAACTATGCAATTAATACCATCTTGTTTTGCAGTGTTAACTATAAGCTTTTCAACTTTTAAAGCACTATATCTCTCTCTTATTATGTCTAGGATATAATAAATACCGTCTTCGTCCACGCCTAATTTTAAGCCCACGGTATAGTCTGGATCACCTTTGTCGCCTTCCTTCCATTCGGTGGCGGCTCGATCCCAACATCTAATAGTATTTATTAGTTTAGGCGATGCATCAAGTTGGATCCTCCTTCATTAATATTTTATTATCATTTAAGCTGGCCGGAATAAAAGTAAAACTTTTTGGAATACTTGCAGGGTATTGTTTTTTTAAGTCATTGGAACATTCGCCCCAAATGATCTTATCATCAACTCTTATAAAATATCTCTTAATCCCAGATTTTTGTAAATCGGGCTGCCCATTAGGTAATAAATACCACTCAATAAGCTTTTTAACCCATGACTTCGAGCTTGGGTTTGTTGTAGCTCTTATGTAGGGTTTAATTGAGGAAATAGATCTATTTCTAGATAACATATACCAAAATTGTTTTTCGGTGAAATGGGTTAATTCGTCAAAGTAAATAATAGGAATTTGTGATCCTTGCCAGTCTAAAACATTCTTTTCGTACTCCAAGTGACCAAACTTTAATTTACAACCAGAAGGAAATTTCCACGTTAAAATACTCTCCTTCGGTTCTGCTCCTAATAACCCATAAATGTTTTTTGAAGTGTCCCAAAGACCGCCTTCGTTTCTAACTTGGGGACTAGTTCTTCTAAAACAAACGGCTCCTGCGTCTTTGTTATGATAATGTCTTAAGAAGTCTAATAAGAGTGAAAAGGTTTTACCGCCTCCTGCACTTCCACCATAGATACAAATATCGGAATCATTTTTTAAAAATAATTCTTGTGGCCCTTTTTGTGGCCCTAAAGTGACTTCGTTCACTCTAATTCCAACTCCATTTCTTTTTTTGTTATATGCTCATTAAAAGATAAAACATTTTCAAAACTCTCTGTCACCTCAAAAGGTCTATAGTATTTCTCAAAAGTTTTTTCCCCTATAACATAAAATCCCTCTCCGGCAGGCTCCATTATAATTATATAATCGCCCTTTGATCCGGTTGCAAAAAAACCTTTTCCCTCTTTATAGATCTTAAAATCATCGTCAACTTGATAAGCCCTAATTATAGTGGGATTTTTTTTTATATAATGTTGGTAGGGTTTCTCTTTAACATCGTCATCAAAAATAATTCTCATCTATTCCCTTTGGTTACTAGGTATATTAAGAACTACATTGGCAATCTCTTTATTTTGCTCCTCTATTGGTTTATCACTCCAACCTAGAAAAACTTTACAGGCAAAAATTAAACAACCTCTGTCCCCATTTAAGGCTAATTGGATTAACTTTTGCGCCAGTCTTATTTTCATCGGTCCCATTCTTCGTGCCCTATACTCCGTAAAAGTACAGTCGTATTTTTCTTTTATTCTTCTCTCTATGACGTCCTCGGAAACTTCCATTATGTCAGAACAGACTTGTTTAGGTGGTTTAAATTGCAAAATAGAATCAAACTTTTCCCAATCAAATTTTAATCTTTTTTTCCCCGGTTTTTTTTTCATTATGCGGCTCCTTGCCCTTTTTGTCTTGATTATACCGCTTATTAAGCTTATATGGGTTTTTAACTTTCCGCAATATTGGATAAATTTTTAACATTATCTTATAAATTCAAAAGTCCCTGTGATTCTATTATGAGAAGTTGACTTTTTACTGGCACTAGATCCAAACATGGAATTTGACCCTAATTTACCAACTCTTCCATACCTAACACATTTCCATTTTTTATTTTTGTTAAGTGCTATAATAAAAGGCTTTAAAGACGTTGTTATTCTAACCCGTTTATTTTCTGAATACATTTTAGCTATAAAGCTTATAAATTTAATCCCTATGTTAAACCCTTGAAACTCCGGCAAAACAACTACTCTACTAATAGTTAAAAGATTTTTAACTTGAGGGTGAGGCATGTGTCTTATGGAGCAAAAACCCACTCTTTTATCGTTTAAAGTTAACTCGTAATACTGTCCACCTGGACATGACTCGTTTAAATAATGATATTTCCTATAATGTTTCCAAGTGGAGATACTAACTTTTGTGATTTTAAATTGGAGCTTTTCGCTCCTTGTAGCTTTGGGAGGCAAAAAACCTTTTCATCGGTGTTATAG